AAGAAAATAGTTACCAATGTTTCTATCACGAATTCAATAGTGGTCACGCTGTCGTTGATATAGATCACGCGATATAAGGGAGGTTCTCTCAAATCAAAGTTTGGAGTAGGTTTTACTCTAGTAACAGCTTTAGTGCCCATGATTTCCTTTTCAGATATTTTTGACATTATTGAATCTCACTTAATAATGGGGTAGGTTTGCTACCCCATATTATTATTATACTGCCTTTTATTTTAAAGAGCAATTACTTTTGAAAAGTAATAGCAATTTTTTTAGGCTTAGCTGATTCTGGAACGATATGTTCCAAAGTGACAGTTAGTATGCCATTTTTAACAGTAGCACCTTTGACTTCTACGTTGTCCGCAAGAGCAAATGTGCGTTCAAAGTCGCGGCCAGCGATACCTTGATGTAGATATTGTTGTTCTACTTTGTTTTCTTTGTTGACTGCACCTGTAACAACTAGTTCGTTGTTGATGATCTCAACATCCAACTCACTTTCATCAAAGCCTGCCACTGCTACTTCGATCTTCCAGATAGTTTCTGTTTCTTTGATGATGTTGTAAGGTGGATAGTTACTGGCATTCAATGTGCCAGCTGTTCTGCTGAGCTCATCAAACATGCGGTCAAATCCAACTGCAAATCTTTGGATACTTGGAATATCCAAACTGTTAATATATACTTGTTTCATAGCTTATTCTCCTTATAGTTAAGCAAGATTAAATCAAGGACCCTTATTCGGCATCCTTCTTAACTTCAGTGAACTCAGCATCTACTACATCGCTGGGTTTTTCTGAATTTGGTTCTACCGTAGATTCTACCGTAGGTTCGGCTTCTGCTGCAGATTTAGCTTCAAACAATGGAAAAGCTGGTTCGGCTAGTGCCTGGATAGCTTCATAGATCTTTTCAGCGTCCTCTGTTTTCAAAGCTTCTTTAAGGTTTTCAACTTCGGCTTCTACTGCCTTGCGTTGTTCTTCGGTGATCTTATCACCATGTTCTTTCAATGCACGTTCAATTCCGTGTACATTATTTTCTCCTGCATTTTTGGCCTCAACTGTTGTGCGGGCTTTGGTATCGGCTTCTTTATTGGCTTCTGCTTCTTGAACCATCTTTTCAATTTCTTCTTCAGTTAACCCTGAATTGGCTTTGATAGTGATCTTGTTTTCTTTACCAGTTTTCTTATCTTTAGCCGATACTTTCAAGATACCATTGGCATCGATGTCTAGTGTGATCTCAATAGCTGGTACACCACGTGGTGCTGGCTCGATACCTTCTAGATTAAATTCGCCAAGTTTCTTGTTGTCCTTGATAAATTCACGTTCACCTTGTGCGATATTAACAGTCACAGCTGGTTGGTTATCATCTGCTGTTGAGAATACTTGCGATGCTTTAGTTGGGATTGTGGTATTTTTCTTAATAAGTTTAGTAAACACACCGCCAACAGTTTCAATACCTAGTGATAGTGGGGTAACGTCTAATAGTAGGACGTCTGTCTTATCGCCTGCTAGGACAGCACCTTGGATAGCTGCACCAACTGCCACTGCTTCGTCTGGGTTAACATCTTTACGTGGCGCTTTGCCAAATAACTTTTCAACTTCTTCTTGTACTCGAGGCATGCGTGTCTGACCACCAACTAGGATAACGTCACTTATATCATCAGCTGAAACTCCGGCATCTTTCATTGCTGTCTTACATGGAGTGATACTACGTTGGATCAGTTCGTCAACTAGGCTTTCAAACTTAGCACGTGTGATATTTACGTTCAAGTGTTTTGGACCGCTGGCATCTGCTGTGATGTAAGGTAAGTTCACAGTAGTTTGTGCTGAACTTGATAATTCAATCTTAGCTTTTTCAGCTGAATCTTTAAGACGTTGTAGAGCTAAGACATCTTTTGATAGGTCGACACCGCTTTCTTTCATGAACTCATCAATGATATAGTTCATCAAGCGTTGATCAAAGTCTTCACCACCTAGGAACGTATCACCGTTAGTTGATAATACTTCAAATTGATGTTCACCGTCAACATTGGAAATTTCGATAATACTGATGTCAAACGTGCCGCCACCTAGGTCGTAGACAGCAATTTTACGATCTTTCTTCTCTTGTTTATCCAAACCAAATGCCAATGCAGCTGCTGTTGGTTCATTGATGATACGTAAGACTTCTAAGCCTGCGATAGTACCTGCATCTTTGGTTGCTTGACGTTGGCTATCATTGAAGTATGCAGGAACAGTGATTACTGCCTGTGTTACTTCATAGCCAAGATAGTCTTCAGCAGTCTTTTTCATTTTACGCAAGACTTCGGCTGAGATCTGCGGTGGTGCTAGTTTTTCTTCGTTAATCTTAACCCATGCATCACCATTGTCATTTTTAACGATCTCATAGGGCATAAGATCTATGTCTTTTTGTACTTCTTTTTCTTCAAACTTACGACCAATCAAACGTTTAGCCGCATAGACTGTGTTCTTTGGATTGGTAATCGCTTGACGTTTAGCTGGCGCACCAACTAAGATTTCATCGCCGTAGGCAACGATACTAGGTGTAGTACGGGCACCTTCATTATTTTCAATTACTTTGGGTTTGTTGTTTTCTAGAATAGCAACACAAGAGTTGGTTGTACCTAAATCGATACCGATGATCTTAGACATATAGTTTCTCCTTTAATTAAGCAAGATCTAAATATAGAGCCCTTACGGCACTCTATACAATTATTTATTTCTTTAAAACTTTATTATATACTAATATAACTTCTTGGGCAACTGTTGGCTCTGTAATTTCTTTTTCCAACGGTTTTTGGCTGCTGATGCTTTACGTTTACGTAATGCAGTTGGTTTTTCATAAAATTCACGATCACGTAGATCCTGTAATAATCCACTGTCCTGCATCTTCTTTTTAAACTTGCGCATAGCCTGTTCTACGTTTTCGTTACGAACGTAAACGGTGCTGCCTTTTAATGGATTATCGTATGCCAATCTTACCTTTCCTTGATTATAATAGTATATTATTTACCATATTATACAGCAATTTCATTCATTTCGTCAACTAATTTGGTAAAATAACCGTAGGGTGTTTGATATTCCGATCCAACTCCATATCTGATATTAGTGTCTGTGGGTGTGATAGTAACTTGGCTAGATTGATCTATCAAGATCGCATCACAGTTCTGGCTGACATGATTTAACCATTCTAGATCATGATCGGCACCCTCGTATAAGTAGACATCAAAATCTCTATCACAGGCCTGGAGGAATTCGGTTAAGACTATGAAATCCGCGGGTTTGATATCGATAATCAGGACAGTATGGCGCTGTTTTTCTACCGTGCTGGGATAGGTGATATATCTAGTGTTTTGATTGTGCATTTAAATACTCCTTGATTTGTTCGCTTTCACTGTCGGTGAGCAGATCAATATCATATTCACCTGAGTCGATTTTTTCTATTAGATGTTGTATATATGCGCGATCGTAGGCAAAACTATCAGTCTTGGTTTTGTCTACTTCTATCCATTTCTTTTCATTCCACTTGAACAGCTTGCTGGGCAACATGTCCACACGCAGGAACATATCACCTTTGAGTGGATCGGCAGGGAACGTATCACCAAAGCCAGCGTTCACCGGCATGGCATTTTCAGCACCGATACTAAAATCTGGTATGACTACTTGATTTGGTGTTTCATCGATGACCACTGCCTTGGGTGTTGGATTGATTGGAGCTTCATCAGTCGCGGGTGCCTGGAATCCTCTCAATGGTGGAGGATCAGCATGTAGAATATCAGCTGGTGGTATAGGTTGTGGTGCAGGTGGTTCGATGAATCGTTCTACTATGACTTCTTTGATGACTTCAACTGGAACTTCTTTGATTATTTCCTTGATGACTTCGACTGGTCTGTCAACAAATACTTCTTTGATGACTTCTCGTTCTACTGTTATTTCTTTAGGAGGTTGCTGAAGGAGCTCACGAACTTTTTTTTTAGGTTTTCAGCTGTAGCTTTAACTGCCTCTAGTTCGCGTGTGAGTGTGGTATTTTTTGTTTGTTCTTCTGCGATCTGTTGATCAGCTAGTTCTTGTATCTTATCTAACTGTGTATCAGATAACGGACCATCATCTGGTTCATATGTGGGTCTTGGGTCAAAGTCTTCTGAAGCCGGGGGTAGATCATTCCACTCAGGCCATGCTTCGCTGTTAGGTTGCCAAACTTGGCTCCATCCTTGACGTTTCTTTTTATCCTCTCTATGCCAAACAAAGGTTTGATCAGCGGCAAGTATTAATACTAATGCTAGTGGATCAAACACTAAGACGATCAAGATGATCACCCATCTGACTGCTTTTTCTAATACATTGGCTTCTGGATTGTCACCATAGATCAGTGCGGCAATATATTTGATAGGACCAACTTCAGCTTCTACCTTGCGTGCCTGGCTGGCTATAGGAGCACGTTGTTCTTGTAGTGCTGAAATCTTTTTCTGTGCGGCGGCGATTTCGTTTTGGAGATGGGTTCTCTCTTTGGCCTGTGTTCTACGGATTTGGACTC